ACCACTGTAATCTAGATCCATAAACTCTTGTAAGACATATTTGTTATTCATTTTTATCTCCTTAGAGTGCGGGCGCTACCCGCACGATACTGCTACCCCTGCAACAATTGGTTACGGGTCTGAGCATCCACTTCTGTGTCCACACTCCTAATATTTCGGTTCTCATATTGAAAGCCTCCATCTGAGATGAGCGAACATAATGCATATGATGTCCCAGATGATAGGCAACCTAGGAGCAACGCATTAGTTACGCTTACACCATAGGTAAATAGTTCTGTAAATGGGTTTAGGAGCACTAGAATGACTCCGACCCAAAAGCCCATACACATAGGGCAGCTAAAAAAGTACGACTTTGGACGAATGGGAGAAAGGATTTTTGAGTAAACTAAAATCTGTGTTAGCCCATAAGAGCACAGTATAAAGTATAAAAGCTGCACTTTGCCTCTTTCTAGTAAAGGTATCCGTAACCAGCGAAACTATATGTTGGGTCGCCGATCTGGTATGCTTCTGGATTGTCTTCGTATGGTGGGATCTCGCCAGCCTCTGTTGTCTCTGCCTCAGAAGGATCAACAAATCTGTCTTCGACGTGCTTATCATACTCTTTAGCGAACTCATCATCGCCAGCACTCTTCTTGACATACTCGCTGATCAAAAGCAATACAGCCTGCAAAGAGTTGACACCGATGGTGCTTTCTTTAATGTAAGGAGTCTCCATCATACCGAAAGCAACGCCACCCTTAGGATTAGCTGCTTCAGTTACACCACCTTTGAACAAGTGGTACATAAGCTCTCTTTGATATTCGTAAACATCCTTTTCAGCATATGGCTTAGGCAAAGAAACTACCTTGCCCTCAGTTGGGTTCACAACGATGTCCATATACTCGTGATCATCAATGATGAGGTTGCCATCAAGAGTCTTGGTTATCTTGAGTGGAATCTGAGCCTGTGGTGGCTGCTTTTGTGGGATGTTTAGTTTTATCTTAATTGTCATCAGATTGGTACTCGTCTACTAGCTTCTGTAACTTTAAGATCTTGAGGATGTCTTCCTGTTGTAGGTTAGAGACATTTATATTTTCTATTTCTTCCAAAACTTTCTGAGTAGCTTTGACCATTTCCTTGTCTTGCTTTACCTCTTCTAGTTCAACGGACTTTTCGATCTCTTCTTTGATGCGTCGTAGTTCTGTGCCGACGTGAATGCGGAAGTCTACTTCGTTTGATCCGAAAGAGACAACATACTTTCCTAGAAGTTCTTTCTGCTCCTTGAGCAATCCAGTATACTGGCTGTTAAAGCGCTCAGCAAACTTCTTGACCACCAAGGAGTCCACTGGCTGCATCTCTTCTTTCTCTTCTTTGATTGTTGTCATCTCTTCGACAACTGTCTGCTCCATCAACACACGGCTCTTGATTGTGCCTTTTGTTCCGAAGACCTGGGCGATGGTTGCGAAGGATCTATAGTTTGGAACAAAGTTGTTATATACAGAGCGACCAAGATGAGTGTTGATCTTCTTGATGACTTTAGATTGTTCGGAGAAGATTTCCTGGGAGTCTAGCTCGTTGTATGACTCTTTAGCTACGGACAAAATCTTTTCGGCAGTCTCTTTGTCAAGTCCCTGCTCAGCAACGATAGAGTTGTAACACTCTACTTCTTTGTTGAGGGTCTTCCCTTTGGAGAAGTGTTCTGCTAGGATGCCTTTGGCAATCTTAGTTCTTTCGTTATCTCTTTTGACAACTGACTTTGTTACTTCTCTTACAAGAGCTTCAAACAAAAATGCTGTGTTTCTTTTCTTGTTATGCTTGACCTTCATCTTTTGTCCCTAATTGTTCTATCAGTCTGTCGATCTCATATTGGTTACTAAACAATATTTGTTCTTCTCTATCAACAGATTCTCTAGTTCTTATAACACCATTCCCTAAAGAGCTAATTGGTCTAGCAAGATTATTCATCTCACTTTGCGCAATAGTAAATAGTCTTCTTTTGTTCTTAGTTCCTGGCTTAGCTGATTCGCCACCAGCAGCAGCAAGGTCTGCTCTTTTTCTAGCTCCACGTTTTTGGCGTCCACGAGGCTTGCCATCATCACGTTGCCCTGGTTCTGGCTCTGCCAAAAGTGGTCCTTCTTCTGCTGGTTCTTCTGGCGTTTCTTCTGCTGGTGTTTCGCCACCAAGACCTAAGTCAAGGTCGTCACCACCTGCACCGCCTTCTGTTTCTGGGATTGTACCAGCCTCTTCAATAGCAGCGCCGAACTGAGCGTCACCATACATTTCGATCTGGATTCTGTCGATCTCTTCGTTGTCAAGCTTGAAGATGTTTTTGTATACCCAGTGCTTGGAGAAGTAGCCATCTGTTGCTGCGCCTGCAATGTCGAACTTAGTGCGGAGGTGCTCAAGCTCTTGAAGCTCAGCAATCTTGGATGGGTTGTTAAGAGTAATGCTGAAAGATGTCAAGTCGGAGTCTCTGTACCCAAGGGTGTAGAGGTGAATGATAGCCATCTTTTCTAGCTCAGCAATAACAGTTCTCTGAAGTCTTTGAATAGTTCTTGCAAAGCGAATGTCTTTTTGTGATAGAGTTGTCTTGTCTTCGATAGCGTCAGATTGTGCCAAGTAAGCCTTTGGAATCTTAAGCGCTGAGAAGAGTTTGTCTCTCAAGTAGTTAACGTCGTCAATGTCGCCTGTAAACTGTCCACCAGCCAAGGTTTCGATTCTTGTGTTACTGGCAGCACCACGAATAGGAATGTAGTAGTCCTCATCGACGCTCATTGCATTGTAGCGCAAGTCAACACGACCGCTGTCTTCGTCAACAATCTGGTTGCGCTTCATTTGTGTCTTGACTTGCTCGATGTAACCTTCAACATCTTCTGGAGAAATGTTACCAACGTCAATGTAGAATACTCGTCGCTCAGGAGAGCGGACAATACGATAAGCCATCATAGCATCTTCGAGCAGAGTTAGCTGACGCCAGATACGGCGTGATGGCTCAAGCACTGAGGTTCCGTTTGGAACGTACTTGTCATTACCAATAACTCTGAAGTGGCATACCTGCCAGTTCTCAAAGGTTACACCCTTATTGCCTTCAGCACCTGTCCAGAAGTATTGGATGTAATTTGGATTTGTTTTATCTGTTCCCTCGATTCGCTCGATCTCACGAACTGGGAGCGGGATCACGTTTGTGATGCCCAAGCTATCGTCGATGTCCAAATAGAGATAATAGTCACCGTACTTGCACATACCTCGTGACCAGCCGAAAAGGTTTGCCTCGATATTCAAAACGGTGAACATCAAGGTGTTGATGATCTCTTTGATCTCACGGTTAGCACAATCAATCGAAATGATTGGATTAAGAGCAGTTGATGTTGTTATCTCATCAGCGTAAATGTCGAGAGTAGAAGCAATCTCTGGCATATACTCCATCTGGTCGAAGTCAGTATACCTGATCTGCTTATTTCTTGCATTGAGAACTTGGTTGCTAAGGTTCCCAAAAGGATTGTGATATTCTTTCTTCTTAAACTCACGACCAGTGCCAGTAGTAAAAGTGTACTTTGTGACATCTCTTCTACTAGAACGACTGAATGATGGTCGATCGTAGTTTACGATTGGACCACTGAAAAGTCGAGTGAGTCTCTTGAAAAGAGGTGACTGCCTGTTGCGTGGGTTGTTTCCGTCATTATTTGAGTTATAATCGTCTGCCATTTTTTATCCCTTTATAATCCATCCTAAGTCGTGCATTCTTCCGTCTGTTCCTCTAAACTTTGAAGGCTGTGATTGATATCCGTGTTGCCCTTGTATCTTTGTGTTTAGAACTTTGTTACTTTTTGATATGCTGCTTAGTAAGGCTTTTTTGTAGGTCTCCTCCCGCTTATTTGCAGTCAGTGCTGTTCCTCTAACCCAGCAACCAATAGAAGCAGCTATAACAAGATCATCATTATAACTTCTCATTGCTTGTGGTCTTCCATTGTGCCACACAAATGTTTTGATTTCATTTGCAAGGCGCATGGAATTAATGGTAATTAGTTTATTTCTAACGAATTCCTCAAACTTCGCAATAACAAGTGGTCGAGTTTTCATAGACATAGTGAACCCAGGTACGCCACCAACTGCCTCTGCGGTAACTTCATCAACATATTCATGAGTAGATTTTATACTATAATACAGATTTTTATAGTCTAAGTCCTGAAGTCTATTCAAAACTCCAATACCCAATGAGTTGTTCTCGATCACAAGCAGCGCATTGTTGTACTCTCCAGCTATTGAATACAATAAAGGAGCAAACATATCTGGAGTTACTTTACCTTGGTATTCAGCAACCTGTTCCATACTGTGAGTATCAAAAACGTGCGCTACACTAAAGTCTGATCCGTCTCCTCTAGCAACGTCAGCTACTAGAACATATTCGTGCCCTTCTCTTGGCTCTTTCCAGATCCAGTAGTTTCTATCAAAGCCAGTTCTTCTTTCTGGTTCTCTTACATTTTCTAAGATTACTTTTAAGTCGTCCCCGTGAACTACGGTTTCACCTGAAGCATTGAAGTTGCACTCAAGCTCCTGTGCGATTTCACGCCGTGACATATTCCTGGTCTCTTTGTCAAACCATTCTTGATCACGCTCTGGGTGTACATCCCAAGGAAGACAGATAGTATGGAAGTCGTTCTTACCTTCTTCTGCCTCTGTATATGTTTTGTGGAACCAGTTACCAACACCGTTGGGTGTTGACAGGGCAATGCAGCGACCACCAGTTGATAGGGTAGGGTAAAGACCAGCCCACAACTCTTCCATACCATCGACGAAAGCAGCTTCGTCAACAACGAGCAGTGACAAGGCTTCCGAACGACCAGCGTCGCCAGAAGTAGATGAAGCTTTTACTTGTGAGCCATTAGATAACTCAAAAGAGGTTCGGTTGTCAATAGAAATGTTTGCAATCTTCAACCAGCTTGGTAAATTTTTGTGGATTGCTTTTATCTTCTTGACTAAGTTAGTTGCAGTCTGTAGCTTTGTGGCGACGATAAGAACATTCTTATCTCGATGAAAAAGCATCATCCAGCAAACATATGCGGCGACACTAGTAGAGATACCTAGCTGTCGAGCCTTTAAGATAACACTGAATCGGTTATCTTTGAAATCCCTTAGAGCGTCTTCCTGAAACTCGTACATATCAAAAGGGATGAGCCCTTTGAGTGGGTGCGAGATCTTTGCGTGCTGATTACAAAAGTAGACTGGGTCTTTCCCACAGCGGACAATCTCCGCCATTATCTCCTTTTTGTTGGATGGCATTATGCCTCCGGCGTTTCAGGATTCTTGGGCGCTGTGTCGTTTGATGGACGCTTCTCGGAAGCTAGTTCAAGAAAATCACGAAACTTTTGCTCGTGTGGGCGATCATCTGGCTGACCAGATGGGCGACGAACAGCCACTACACCGTCAAGCTGACCGATGCTGTATTGCTTAGAAGCCTGAACCCAAGAGCGAACTCTAGAAGTGCTTTGGACCATCATATCAGCAGGAGCTACTTCTGTAAGGGTTACGCTTTCATTTGTAATGTTTTTATATTCTTTCTTGAGAAACTTTACAATGTCAACAAACTTTCTTTCTATTTCGTTTTCAAACTGATTTCTGGGGTGAAGTTCCTGAAGAGCTACTTCGCCCTGATATGATACGATCATCTTGTCAGCAGAAAAACGAACACGAAAGCCGTCCATTACACGACTGTCAAGGATTGGATCACCTTCTTCTCTGTTCAAACCAATATCTTCAGATAGTTCTGCACCATCATAAGCATTAGAGGCTGCCTGGTTCAAACCTTTGATTACATCTAAGACTGTTGCCATTTCTTTCTTCTCCTTAAGCAAGTTTGCAAATGCTCGTCATCGGGTCTCCACCCCTCGTTCCATCGCCCTGTTCTATCTTCAACAAAGTCAATGTAACATTTATAACAGCATTCAAACTTATTCATATATAGGTCGTCCTTCTGTGAAAATGAATATGTTTTACAGACTGGGCAAGTTCTGTCTGCCGCTTTGTCTTTGACTGGCTTTCTTATCTGTACAGATCCATCTTCTATAGTAGTATATTTTTTATTTCTTGTTCCCTTGAGAGCAGAGCGTTCTTTTAGCTGCTTGAGGTAATCTTTCTCTTTGTCTTCTTCCCATTCATTGCGGAAGTCCTGCACTGTATTCTTGCCGTACTTTTCGGCGATTGCACGCTCTACCGCAGCAAGGTAGTTTGGATCTTTCTTGCTTTTCATTGTGATGGTTGTACCGCCTTAACAATTGCTATAGAAGTCCCTACTCCAATAACAAGACCAGATAAAAGACCCAAAGCACCCTTGTTCCTTCTGAACCAAGTGTTGTCTTTATGGATTGTTTCCTGAAGACTTTTGATGGATAGTTTGTACTGCTCTTGGAGTTGAGTGCAAACCTTTTTATCCACATCGCACTCTGCAACTTTTGCATTGGTGTCGATCTTGTCTTGTAGGAGTTTGCGGAAGTCTTCTTCGCTTAATAGAATGCCGACATAGGTGTCGCTGCCTTC